TGCGTCTTCGAACTTAGTTCTGTCTAAGTACTTTTTAGACAAGTTGTTAAGGCTGTATGAGAATTGCTCTTCGTCGATTAGAGCTTCTGCGATCTGCACGTCTCGGACTGGACAAGAGACGTGGAGCCCTAGTGTCTCAAGCCAGCCGAGGTCATATGCGGCATTAGCAAATAAAACCTCACTGCTGTTTGCTAGTGTCTGTTTTACGTAGGCTAATACTATGTTTTTATCTATATTGTCGCCACCGAAATGGTCGATAGGTAAATACACTTCTTGGTGTTCGTCTGCGATAGCTACGCCGACTACTTTGCCAGTTCCACGTTTGTACGATGGTCCGTATAGTTTAAGGTCAGGGTCGCAGGTTTCTAGGTCAACTGCGATTACCTTGTTGAAGGTAGGCAGCATTGCAGGCGGTCGCCAAGTTGATTCAGGTGGGAATAGTGGTGCTTGAAGCATTATAGATTGTCTATCTTTCCACCGCACTGCGAGTAACCTGCTATGTCTACCCAGTTGTCTCTCTTGGGCTTGTGTACGTTTCTAGCTATCTTCATAAGTATCATCATATGAGCTACATCTCTAGCAGAGATTGACACGTCTGCGTTGCAGCTTGTTTTAAGATACCACTCCCAAGAAGCACCTATCTCTAGCAAGTTGCTCTTAGGGTTGCCGTAATCTTGTTGGCGGTTACCGCCTTGGATGCGAAAAGCTTCTTCGCAGATAGATTCTTGTTTTTTTGTTTTGCTCACAGTAATTTTTTAACTTTTTCCCAGTATGATTTGGTGCTGTCTTTCTTCCAGCCGTTGGGTCCTCCGTTGTGGATGCGTGCCATGTCTTCTAGAGTAGGCTTACGACCTAAACGGTATTTGGTGGCATATCTGCTCATGTATATTTCAAACATGTCGATAGCCATAGCTCGATGAAATGCTTCTTCGTGGGCATAAGGTATGCCTGATTCTTCAGCAACATCTTTCACATAAGCTTCATGGATTTGTAAACATCCATAAGCTTTACCATTGTCTCCAATTAAATCGTCAACACCCCCGCTTTCAACTTGGATCAGAGCTAGTACTAGTAGTATCATTTCTTGATTCATTTTTGCGTATTATTTTGTTTATTTGTTTCCACTCTTTTGAGTGTAGGCGTAGCTCAATGTCGCGGGCATCATAGTCTACTATGAGTCCTTTGTTTTTGGCTTTGTTAATTGCGTTCTTATACTCATTACACACATCCCCGTCGAGTATTTCTTTAGCTTTACGATCTATCATATTGTAAAGTTCTTTGTTGGATGAACTTGTAGATCCATATGATGGGTCAATGCCTGCAAATGATTGATGGTTTTTTGACATATGTAAATTGGCTGGGTCGCCCCCGAAGGGGCTAACCAGTTATCTGGAAAGGACGGTATGATGCAGCCTCCCTCGGGGGATCCAAGATGTCGTCCAGTCTGCGCAGTAGGAACTAGCCGCGCAGAGTCGCTAGTTTGGGATGAGCTAGTGCTTGATTCTTTGCCCGTAAGGGTTTGAGATCGTCGACATCGCGTGCCAAAGTTATAGTGTAACGTAATTGTAAAAGTCTTTGAAACCTTCTTTGTTCAAAGCGAAGGTTACGGGACATGGGTCTTCAATCCCAGTGTCGTTGATGCAAGACGCATCAAACCTACGCATTACAAACCTGTTGGTTTTTGGGTACGCTGTGAGCGTAATGCACTTGTTGATGCTTTCTTTGATGACTTCGTTTGTTTTAATCTGGAATGCCGATTGTTCTGGGCGTACTTTTCCAGTCTCAAACTTGCTCTCAATAAGCAATATTCGATTTTGCAGGATAACCAAGAAATCAGGAACTCCGTTAGACGTAGTAGTCTCGATACGTTGAACAACAATCTTTCCATTCGCTTGCTCATGAAAGTTGTTAGTGATCCACTTGTTGAACTGTGCTTCCGTCTTCAATGTTGAGTGTTGAGAGTCCATGCTGGAGTTCTGCAATGGTTGTGTCAACACCAAACTGTCTTTGTTCCGAACAGAATGTTTCAATGAGCTTAAGCATTTCCTTGCCGTCTGTAGTGGCTTGGTATCTTTCATCTGCGAGCATTTTGAGGATATCTTTTGCAAGTTGTTCTTCATCCAAGTCGCTTGTGATAAGTCTTTGGCTAGATAAGCTATTGTTGATATAGCTGTAATAGTTGATAAGGCAATCTTCATATTCGTAGTCTGTCATGAACATGTCGCAGAGTTCTTCTGCGGCTTCTTCATGCGAGTTTTTTTTACTTTTAGTTGGTTGGTTGTAGTATTGGTCTTCCCACCAGTCAGCTTTGTCGTTCCAGGCTAAGCCTTTGTACGGCTTAGCTTTGTGCGAAGTTGAATACTTAGTGGTGGTAAATTTGGATTGGTGAATATTGTCAAACAGAGGAGAGTAGTCTGTTGGGTGATCTGGGTTGTAGTTGAGCATTTCGTCTTGAGTCATTTTGTTAATGACTGCATCACGAATGTTGTCAGCTACGGTTATGTTTTTCTTGAACGGTGACGCTACTTTTTCAATGTAAGTATGTGGGTCAAGATCAACGCATTGACCACCGAGGGACATGCGGAAGTGTAAGTCAAATACATCTTTGTCAAGATGACCAATTGTAAAGTGCATACCTTCGCGGTTGATTTCGTCAGACTCATCAGTGCTTGATTGAAACGCTGATGCTGTGCAGTGGTGGTGCACAGTGCCTAGCATTAGGTCGGGGAAGTCAGCGCGCTCTGCTTTGTACGCAGGGTCGTCAGGTAAAGACTTGACTGTCATGCCGTTAGTTTGCTGGGGAGGTAGCCACCACGACCAAGGTTGTTTAGCTTTGGTATCGTAGAACAGGAAGACAAGTGCTTCGGACTTGAACTTATCTTGTGTCTGTTTCATGCAGTGCATGATGTCGTGCCACATGCTCATTGGTATTGGTTTACCGTGGAACTCTGGCGTGATGTCTTTGATAGTTGGAACTTCAACTTCTTTGAATACAGTGAAGAGGTCGGAAGTTACTTTCTCGTATACTTTGTCGTCTGCGATAAACATTAGGCTAGCTTTAGTTTTGTAAGGTCACCAACTGTGATAGTCTGTAACCGTGAGAAGGTTGATTGAAACTCACATGGCATGTATTCAACATGCTCAGCGGGTGGCATTCCGTGCCAAGACCACAGCAAGAAGTTGCCAAAGGATGCGGCTACTTGGTTTGCAATAGCAAGCTGTGGATCGGACTCAAGTGCAATGCCCTGACAGTTGACTGGGCTGCCTGATTGGTCAGTTGCAATCTCAGGGTAACGTGCGTACGGGTGCATGTGCGGGAAGTCACGAACAAGGTTGGGGTCGTAGTAAAACGCTTGGCTTGTGTGGTACTCGTTGGCGCATACAAGGATTGGTTTGTTGTACTGGATTGCTGCCTCGATGGATGCTTTACGTGCTGGGTGGTTGTCTACGCAGCAGATGATTACATCGCAATCGCTGAAGAAGAACTTGTACTCAGTATCAAGTAAGTCTGGTGTCAAGTACTCGGATACAGCAGTGCCTTCGTTTTTGCGAAAGTTGTACAATTTCATAAGCGCACGTGCTTTAAATTCGCCAACTTGGTTGTTGCGAAACAACTGCCGATCTAGGTTGTGTTTTTCTAGTCGATCACCGTCAAAGATTGTAAGACGTAGATCGAAACTGTTTTTAAGTGCTGGTAGCATGTAGCTGGTTACGCCACCTGCACCGACAATGATTGCTTTAAGTTTGGGTTTCATTTAGTATTTGATATAGTTTGCGGTTATCGTTGTTTGGTTCTGGAGTGTAAGCTTTGATGTAACGTAGGATTGCACCACGCTTACGACCACAATCAGGCAAATCCTTGGCTACAATCTTAAGTAAGGTACGTAAGTCCTGAGTGCTGAGACCGTGATCAATTTCGTTAGTATCGAGATGACGTTTTGTGTCATCTTGAATATGATTTAACGTTCGTTCAATATAACGATTACCTTCACGATGTATTTGATCTATGTAATTGTGAGCAGATTGGTATACGGGATTGCGCGAGTTTAAGGACTCGGTTAGCGATTCATATTGATCATCCATTGTGTGTATTCTAAGATTGGTTCTAGTCGTGGTTCTATGAAGAAACGATTACCTTTGGGGCTTGTTGGCACGTCATCCAAGTCTATGTCTAGTGTATTGCCATGACGATCAAACCTAACATACCTAGCTTCTAGGTTGGTTGTCATCCGTAAGTCGTTGTTGCAGTTACTGTTTTCAAGTTCGTGTTGGTTGACCGCAATCAATTCTTGAGTTGTGTCACCAACATTTGTGAAGTTGTCACCAGTGCAAATTTTACCGCTGTCGAAGACGTTTGGTAGATTTGGTATGAACGAAGTCTTTAGTTCTGGACTATACAGAAACACAAATGGAGCATCTTCTTGTACTACTCTTTCGTCGGGACGAATGTATTTGTGAGTATACATGAAGAACATTCTGTACCCAAGTGCAGATGGATCCCAACGTAAGCCTTGACCTTCGTTGAAGCTGCTGGTTTGGATTTGATCTTCGTTGACTGTTTGAAACGGCAATCTATTAATACCCAAGGCGTACGTGTCTGGACGATCTGATATAGATTCAAGCACCGCACCACGGAATCTAAAGAACGGAACTTCTTTAAACAGGTAGTGTTTGCTACTGCCTGTAAATGATGCAATGTGCGTATTGGGTGCAACAGGTATATCTGTTACATGGAAAACAGGTCTAGCTTTTACACGTTGTACAGCTTGGTCCTGGGACTGAATCAATGTAGTGACAACTGTACGTTTGTAAAAGTTGCCATCAGATTGAAGAATAATTTCTTGTTCGATTGGATTTGACATAATAATAAAGAAAAGCCTGCCACCCCGTTTGAGGTGACAGGCAACACATATGACGTATAACTACTAACTTCTACGGGTTACGTAGAAATTTAAGCTTTGCTTGAGGCTTGCGGCTCAAATGTAATTGAGTCGTAGTTCTCAACAAGTGTATCAGCTGGTAGTGTATTACCATTAGATACGGCAACTACAGCTTCGGGGGCTGATAGTGCCATGCGGATCGAGCGATCTGCGAGGATGTCACCTACTGTGACACCTGATTCGAAGCCACGAGTTACAGAGTTTGTAAGCCCGTAGCGGATTGTTACGTTAGTCATGTTTATTTTGGGTTGTTGTGTTGTGTTGTGCTCATATGAGCGAGAAATTGTTTGACAAAGATGATTTTGAATACCAATCTAACATTACAACCCATCCACTTGGTGTTGTTTATTGTTATTCGTGTTCATTGTTGTGTGCAGCCTCCTTGCCTTTGGGTGGGGGGGCTGCCTTCGTTATTGTGGCGTCAATAGCGTAAGTGATGACATCCCAGTTTATGCCGTGGTTGCAGTCGTGATTGTGTTCTAGTAGCTGAAGCACATCTCTTGCATCTTTGATAGACAAAGTTATGTCCATGCCTTGTTGGGCGTGGTCAATGATGTCTCTGGAAGTCCATACGATTTTGAATTCATCTGGGTTTTTTGCTTTCATGGTTCTTTGTATTTGATTATGATGCGCACCATGTCTGGTGAGCGAAGCTTACGCATGGCTTTATCTTGTATCTGACGAATACGTTCACGAGTAATATCATACTCGCTGCCTATTTCTTCTAGAGTGCGGGGGACACCATCATCGAGTCCAAAACGTAAGTATATAATATTACGCTCAATTGGAGTGAGCTTGTTGAGGGCACCTTGTAGATCTAATTCCATATGTATAAATTGTGTGCCCCCGCTCCGCTTTACGAAGCGAGGGCACTGCCCCGTTTGAGGCATTTTTGTTAGGGTCGTCTCCGACGTTCAACATCTCTTAGAACCTTGTACGTATATCTTGTGAGGGCGCACTTTATTACGTCTAGGGCGAGAGGGACGATTGCCACTAACATTGTTTGCAGTACTCGTTTCTTCATCATGATAGAGTTTGCTACGAGCCCATTTCGGTGTGCAAGCAAACAACTGGAGCACACTAGTAATTAGTGTGATCCAAAGTCCAGTGAAGAACGCAGTAATCATCCCAGCAAACGTGCCTGCAAATAGTACAGGTAGTCCGAAGGTTGTTGCTACGTCGAGCGGTTTGCGTATTTTGAGCGTGCGGCGAAGCCCCAGTGTTCGTGTGAACACTAGGACAATGCCGATTGCTGCGAAGAATGAGAAGAGAACGAGTTCCATATTAGTTTGTGGCGTGTTTTTGTTTGATACGTTGTATAAGACGTTTGCGTGATTCAGCGTTGTCACCAACGCTCACATAAACGCCAAGCAACGCATCCGCTTCGCGCTCTGATTTGAACAGTGTTTTGCGTAGCGTGCGTTTTTTAGCTGCTGTGCGATACGACGGCTCTGGTAGTGACTCTGTGTAGAGACCGTTGAGGACACCGCCTGATCCGCGTTTGCGATCTTGGTAATCGGATTTCATTTTGTCTTCCCAGTCGTCTGACTTGGGTGGTGTGCCGAGGAATCGAGCATCATCAGGATCACACGCAGGTGCCTGATAGAACGACTCGTCATACTCACGTTGTATTGCTTCTTGGTCCGCTGATTCTAATGATTCGTGTTCCATGAACGTTAGATTGTTACGCTCGTGCGTCTCACCGAACTTTGTATATGCTGTGATGTCGCAGCTACTGTATTTGATTGCTTTGTCTACGACTTCAGTTGCGTTGTCAGCTAACCACTGATCGGAAGCGTGACGCATGAACTCAGCAAGTCGTGGCGATGAACCAGCTACTTGGTCATAGATACGTTCACGTATTGCTAAGCGTTGGTGACGTTGGCATCGTAACGGTCTACTGAACAGGTCACGAATATTGTCGATAGCGTCTTGCTTAGCTTGATGTTCCATAGCCTGCACGCAGGACATATCACCAGCGAGGCGATCATCCTTAGGATTGGAATGAGCTTGGTAACTGGATTCGTTGTCGGCAAGCCATTGGTCAACGATTATCTGAACCATTGTATCGTCAGTGTCACGTTCGAACACGGTATCAGCTGTGTCACGTTGGAGGTGACGAGCATGTTGACGTGCGGACGAATACAGGTTACGCCAGAGCATTTTGTTTTCAACTGAATAACGCTCTGTGTTGTGGATATCAGTGATGAGTGATGCGATGTAGTCTTGATTATACATATATGTGTGTGTTTTTGTTATGGTGAAATGTAGCTCGTATCACACGCGCTACGCCCCGACGAGCGCGTGTGATACGAGTATATATTGGAGGGGATGATTAGTCGTTTGACCAGTCATCAGGCAACTCAATAGACCCATCCTCGCACATTTTTTCGTACTTATCGTACATCTTGTCTATTTTGTGTTGTTGGTAGATATTTTTTACAACTTGATATCCAATGTATACGATCATACACGCTGTTACTGATAAGAGGAATATAGTGATGTTTAGTATTATTTCCATTATTTGCGTTGGTTTGGTTTTGTTGTTTGGTTTAGTTTCACAAAGAGATAAACGAACAATCCCAGGTAAACTGTGACGATCGGTCCAAAGAAGATGTAAGCTACTATTTCTGGATTCATGTTATTAGTATATATTGATTGATGTTAACCTACTTCAACGATTTCATTTCCATCGCTATCAGACACATACACACATCCCACTACGTCGTAGTTGTTGAGTATATATTGAGCTGTCTTGATTGCTTCTTTGGTTGTGGCTGCTTCTTCGAATCGTTCTTCGTTAGGTGCATCTTGGAGATAATACATTAAGTTGTACGTTGTCATTGTTACTTTGATTGTATTGTTTGGTTGTTCCATAGTATGTATTGATTTCTTTTTTTTCTTTGATTAGCGGAAAAAAAGCTGAGGGCTGTTGCCAACCCCCAGCTCGATGAGCTTAGCCGACTATGAACGAGTCGGAGTAGCCATTCTCCCAAGTGATGGTCTCGACTGTAACCGAGGTTCCTCTCTTGTATGCGGCAGCGTCCCAGAGCTTGCAATATTCGCCGTCCTCGTTGCGAAGGACTAGGGCGTAATCGTCAAGAGCAGCTGGCTGACGGCAGGACATCACTGTCCATGCTGAAGAGTTGAGCTGCGGGGCGGCTTTGGTTTTTGTGCTTTTTGCCATGTTTCGTTATTTTATCGTGGTTCTGGTTGTATTGAGCAACATGCTCGTGAAGGAAATCCTGTCAAGGTGGAGATTTTCACACGAATCGGAATCCGATTCATGTAAGGGAAGCTAAGTTACTGGACAGACCATAAGACAATGACTATGTCCATTCACGCTTCTAAAGAAAATTCTACCTTTACAGGATTTCTAGAGCATGTTGCTCAATACAACCAGTGTTCCGCTAAAATAGAAACTGAGCAAATGCCAAAAAGCCAAGCCGTCCCGCTGGTCGACCTTCAAGCATGAGATAGTGTTGTCCTGTCGTCAGCCAGCTCCTTGAGGATACGCCCTAGACCTTCGTGACGTGGACGGGGTTATATTGGTGCTCTGGGGCGATGGCGCATACAAGAGAAAGGACATCGAGTTAGAGTCGAGACCATCACTTGGGTCAGAACGGCACTCCGAGCGTTCATAGTCTGGTAAGCCATGAGGTGGAGGGTTGGCAACAGCCCTCTGCTTTTTTGGGGTGGTGTTTTGGGCTCCGTTGTCCCGATAGGGTGCCGAAGTTGGCATTTTCTTCCGTTGCGTTTATTCTGCGGATGTAAGCTACTGAACACCAACGACATATCCGTTACATTGTTTGTGGTCAATGGTCGGGGAGTCTGGAGGTGCATGTAGATTGTTTCTGTTGATCGCGTACTGCTGAAATGTCCCCGAGCATGGTGCCCGGCACTTTGACTGGGGGCACATGGGGAACTTCGGATCGGGAACAATAAGGAGTCCCTACCTGCGTATCCAATTTTCAATTTTTGAGATTTTTTAGGGGGTAGACCCTAGGTTTTAGGCAATTGTGGAACACTTGGTACACCTAGGGTACACTTTGTGGTACGCTTTTCAATGTTATAAGTCTGTAGCTTTATCAACGACTTATGTAATATGGAACAGAAGGTACACTTTTTTGAGACACATAAAGTATAAATAATATTTTCCAGAAAAAAGTGTACTTTGTGTACCAGATTCTGTAAGTCCTTAATAATCATATAATACAATTGGGTACACCCCCGTGAAAAAAGTGTACCACAGGTGTTCCAAGTGTACCACGGTGATTTGTACTTGACACAGCGTATGCAAAGATTCATATGTATGACGTGGACGAAAAAGCCGTTAAGGTTACAGATAAACGAACGTATGCTTCTGGACGTAAACCGAAGCAGGTGGTTAAGCAGCAGAATGCCAAGCGAAGCAGGTGCCATCGTAAACGCATGAAAGCAGAAGATGATATGAAGGTAGCCCAGAAAGAGCTTGCTAAGGTTGAGAAGCAGCTAACAGTCAAGGAGCAATTCCTTGATATGATGAGCAAAGCCCCGACTCCCGCCCAGCAGCGTAAGGCGCTGCTTGCAATGTTCGCAGAGCGTGGCATTAATCCCATCGAGGAGCTGATGAGTTTCACAGCAGACGAGGAAGTACCCGTAAAGGAGAGGATAGCAATTTGGAAAGAGCTTGCAAGTTACACACAGCCCAAGCTTAAGAGCGTAGATGTCCAGCAGAACATAACTGGGGAGATGAAGATTATGACGGTGGACTACAGTGCGGTGACCAAGGGTCAGCTCAATGAGATTGTGGACGCAGAGGTGATTGACAATGACGGAGACTATGATGAGTTTATTAGTGACGAAGACAAGAATGAGTAACAACCCAATCCGAGATGCGCAGGCGATACTAGGAGAGCACTGCAGAAACTACGTTATCATTGCTTCTGTGGATGAAGATCCTATGGTCTACGACCTCAGATTCAATGATCCCTATGCAGCGCAATCTCTTCTGAAGAATGCGACTCGCTACCACGATATCTACGTCTCGGGCGGTGCCACCCCCATGAACGAGGATGATGAGTGGGAGTGGGAAGATGAGGAAGAGGACGATGGGGACGTAATATCTGAAACAGAATGAGTGTTAGAATCCCTGCACAGGGGTGGGAGCCGAGACCGTATCAGCTCAGCCTACTGAAGTACATGTCTCAGAAGAAGCGGTCGCTGCGTGCCGTCGTGGCATGGCACCGTCGCGCTGGTAAGGATTTGACATGTGTCAACATTACCGCGATCAAAGCTTTGCAGCGTGTAGGGACATACTGGTATGTTCTACCGTACGCTAACCAAGCCAGACGCATTGTCTGGAATGGTATGACAGGTGAGGGTAAGAAGTTCATTGACTACTTCCCCAGAGAGATAGTTGAAAAGAAGAGTGAGCAGGAGATGCGCATTCATCTTAAGAACGGTAGCGTTATTCAACTAATGGGATCTGACGACCCAGATAAGATGGTTGGAGCGAACCCCGTCGGCGTGGTGTTCTCGGAGTACAGCATCTCCGACCCCAGCGCGTGGCAGTTGATTAATCCCATCCTAGCGGAGAACGGCGGGTGGGCTCTGTTTAACGGAACGCCCCGTGGAGAGAATCATTTCTACAAGCTACTACTACGAGCCCAGTCGGAGGGCAGCTGGTTTAGCAGTCACCTGTCGGTCAAGGACACCAAGGCGATAGCAGCCGAGGAGATTCGCAAGGCTCGCAGTGAGCTGAACAACGAGGCAAGATTTCAGTCCGAGTACATGTGCTCGTTCAAAACGCCAGTCGAGGGAGCCTACTACGGCAGCCAGATCAACAAGGCGTACAAGGACAAGCGCGTTGTGGAAACGATTGCGGTAGATCCACTACTCCCAGTACACACAGCGTGGGACTTGGGCATGGATGACGCTACAACCATTTGGTTTTTCCAGCTGTTCAAGAGTGAGATTCGCATAGTAAACTACTACGAGAACAGCGGAGAGGGTCTGCCCCACTATGCGAGGCACTTAAATGTGTGGGCAAACCAGAAGGATGTGACTTACGGTAAGCACTACGCCCCGCATGATATTAAGGTGCGAGAGCTGGGGACTGGTAAGTCACGGCTTGAGACAGCCAGAGGGCTGGGACTCAAGTTTACGACAGTCAAGAAGCTGTCGATTATAGATGGTATCGAAGCTGTACGTAACCTTTTGAACCGATGCTGGTTCTCCAAAGGAACCTGCTACGCAGGGATCGAGGCGCTAAAGGGATACCATAAAGAGTTTGACAGCTCACGTGGTGTATTTCGCAAGACACCCGTTCACGATAAGAACTCTCACGGAGCTGACGCTTTCCGTACATTAGCGGTTGGGCTTAAGCAGCCTAGCTTTGGCAAACGCAAGACTACAAATGAGTACCAAGTCAAAAACCTCAGTTGGTGAGTATCACAGGCTATCAATGTATCAAGAAGCCTGCGTCCTGTACAACACACAGGGTCAGGATTTTGGAGCACTGTTTCATGAGGTAGTAGATTCGCCTAACGGCGAGCATAAATATTTTTTCGGGGGTCCCGATTATCTTTTACTTGGTATGGTCAGGAAAGATGAGGTGGGGATGTACTGGCACGTGTGTTACGCAGCTCACAGGAATCCAAGGTACACTGTAGCTAAGTTCATAGAACTTGCTCCTTTTCCGCTTGACAGAATAGAATTTTGCAGATATCACAAGATGAATACTGACTCTCCATTTAAATTTTATAAATGGGAAACTTTTAAACGTATATCTAAATATGGGCAGCAAACCTGACAAACCACCACCACCTCCTCCCCCACCAGCACCGCCTCCCCCGTCCGCACCCGCGGCGCGTCAGCCGATTGCAAAACCAAAAACCCCAACTCGTAAAATAACGACTGGTACGTTGTTTGGTATGGGTAGTGTATTACCTCGTCGTAACAAACAACAGAGTAGTAAGACACAAGGTCGGTCACCTCTAGGTGGCGGTGGCAGCTTGTATGGTTAAAGTATTACGTCAGCGTTACGAAGAACTAAAGCTGTTAAGGTCTCACCTTGATGGCATGTTCCTTGACGCGCAAAAGTATGTCCGTCCAAACTCTAACAAGTTTGATCACGGGCATACCCCCTTTCAAGATGACGGCTCTCGTGAAATCTATGATGACACCGCAGTGTGGTGTAATCAGATGTTTGCGAACGGACTCAGCTCTAATCTGATACCTAAGTCAGATCGCTGGTTCTACTTAAAACTAGCAAATAAGCCAAGTGGTCAACTCAATGGAGAAGAGTTGGGCTATCTTCAGCTAGTCGCTGACCGTATCCTCCACGAGTTTAGCCTACCCAAGTCTCAATTCTACAGCTCAAGTCACGAGTGCTTTCTTGACGTTGGAGCTTACGGCACCTCCCCAGTTCAGATTACTGAAGTTGATGGGGTTGTTAACTTCCGTACGCGTCCGCTTGCCGATGTGTTCTTTGATACAGACCAGTTCGGTAACGTAGATACAGTACACTACCGCTGCTATAAGACAGCGCGTCAGCTACTACAAGCTTTTCCAAAAGTTGCGGACATGGATGGCTTTAACAAAGACCTGTCTGTTCACAATAAGATCGAACTTGTTTACACAATTGAGCCCAACAAAGACCCAGCTGCAAAGAAGGGTGGACGCGTTGGTAAGGGTCGCCCTTATAAAGTTACTCATTGGAGCCCGTCCCTAAAAGACATAATTGATGAGAGCGGATCCAGTTACTTTACTTTCCTAGTGCCCCGCTGGTCTAAGCTAGCCGATGAAGTTTACGGACGTGGACCAGCATTCTCATGCTTGTCGCAAATCCGTGCGCTCAACAAGATGGTCAAGGAAGCCTTGATCTCAGCAGAGTATCTAAACTTCCCAACGCTCACCGCGGAGGAGGACAGCATCATGCTTCCAATGAAGTACGGATCACGTCAGATTATGTTTCACGAATCTGGCTCTGAGAAACCTTCGCCAATCTTGGCAGGCAATCAGCCCCAGTACGTAATGGAGATGATTCGGATGTACCGTGACAGCATTAACCGCTCATTCTTCGTTGACCAAATCATTCGTCAGGAGAAGAAGGAACGTCAGAGTGTTACCGAGATTCAAGACGTGCGTGGTCAGATGCTGAACCAACTTGCGCCGTTACTTAACCGTATGGAGACCGAGTACCTGGCTCCAGCTATTGAAGCAACCTTTGAGTTGCTTGAACGTCAGGGTCAACTACCCGAGAGACCAGCGTCACTTGATGGTGAATCATTAGAGATTACATTTTCCAGCCCAGCGTCTCAAGCACAATATGCAACACGTCTATCAGATATTAGTTCATTTATGCGAGATATTGCTCCGATTGCTCAAGTCAAGCCTGAAATTATGGGCGCTATTAACGAGCAAACGCTTCTTGCAAGTTACGCTAAGTATCGTAACCTCGACCCAGCAGTGGTCAAGACAGCTGAAGAAGTCCAAGCACAGATGGAACAAGCTAACGCACAAAAACAACAAATGATGCAAGTACAAGCTGCTCCTCAAATCGGGGGTGCGATGAAGAACATTGCACAGGCTAAACAGATAGATCCCGAAGGTGTGGGTCAGCTGTTAAACATTTAACATGAGAGAACTAGACTCCGTATGGAGGTTGCGTGAGAAATCGCAACTTCGTAACGATCTTATCAACATACTAGAGACTCCTGCAGGCAGTAGGTTCTTTAAGGTATTTTTACGTGAGTGTCACGTCACTAAGCCAGTCTTTCACGGAGACGAGGCTAAACTTCGCGAGTGCGAAGGACGTAGACGTTTAGCTATGAGTTTCCTAACGCTGATTGGTCAAGACGACCCTCAGCAATTAATCAACAAACTAGAGTTAGAGAAAAAACAAAATGTCTGAAGAAGAAGCAACTGAAGTAACCGAAGCACCTGCAGTTGGTTTAGGTGGTGGTTTACAAGAACCATCTACTGAGCAACCCGCAGAGGATAACACGTATCAACAATTCTACGATTCTCTACCAGAGGACTTGAGGGGTAACGATACTATTAAGAACACTAAAGACCTTACATCTTTAGCAAATCAACTTGTCAACGCACAGAGTGCGTTAGGCACTAAACGACTCCAAGCACCGCAGGAAGACTGGGGCGATGAGGAGTGGAGTGGGTTTTTTGATCAACTTCGCCCAGAGGGTGACGAGTACTCAATCCCGGAACTAACTTCAGAGGAGGGTGAACTACCTGACCTTGGAGATGAGCAAACTCAAGAGCTTGTTGATTTTGCTGCAGAAATGGGGTTGTCGCAGAAACAGTTTGACATCCTGTACGACCGATACTCAAACTTGACTGAGCAAGGTCAGACTCAACAAGCCGAGGAGTTTCAATCCACGGTGGCAGAGTTACGGCAGCAAGTTCAATTAGATTGGGGCGATGACTACAACACCAATCTTGCTCTAGCTAATCAGGCTTATGAGGCAATGTCTACCGAGATCCCAGAGATTAAGGAGTTGATTGAATCTGAGCCAGTTGTAGCCAACCACCCAGCAGTGCTTAAGCTGTTTCACCGCTTAGCTGAAGTGTCAGGCGACACACTGCCAATGGCGCAGAATAACCCAGCCAGCGGCTTTGCTAACGAGAACACGCATGGCATTAAGGCTCAGATCTCTGAAATTGACGAAGGTAATGCTTCAATTATCATGGCAGATCCATCAAGTCTTAACATGCGAGATCGCGCTAAACGTCAAGAGTTACTTGATAAGAGGGCTAATTTATATAACAAGTTGTATCCAACTGTGTAATTCAGCTTGACAACTGTTATAAACAAGGCTATTCCAATATTATTGGGGTAGCCTTTTTTTAGGTCCGAATACAGCTTTGGAAAGCCGTTGGTTTCGTAAAACTAGAAGAGTCCGAAAGGATAGCTCGTCGAAAATAAACTTCTAACTTAACCTTAATCCTTATTTATTATTTATTATGGCAGATTATTCAAATCCTGGATATATGGCACAGACTGGTACCCCCGCTGGTGGTATCTCAATTAACGATGCTTACGTACAAGCTTACAAAGCTGGTTTCGAACAAGCATTTCAACAAAGTGAGTCTAAACTACAGCCTTACTTTGAAGCAGAAACACAAAACGAAGAGTTTCAATACTTTGATCGCATTGGCACAGCCGAAGCGATGAATCCTGATAACGAACGTTATGGTGATAACCCCAACTCATCTATCACCCACGAACGTCGTCGGATTGGTCTTAAGGACTACGAACTCGGCAAGTATGTTGATGAAAAAGATCTAAAGCGCGTACTTACAGACCCAATGAATGCTTACACACAAGCACTTCTTGCATCTGGTAAGCGTAAGATCGACGACATCATCATCGAAAAGTTCTTCGGAACTGCCTATGTTGGTAAGTCTGGTGGTACTAACCGTGACTTCGTAGCTGGTGAGGCTCTTGAAAATGAGGCAGGTATCCTTGTGGGTGCTAAGTCTGCTGGAGATATTACCACTGCAGGTGACTACACGCTAGCTACTGGAGAGACTGAAGGTTTCTCTGTTGGTGCTGACTACGGTTCTACTGGTTCTGGTCTTACTCTTGCTAAACTTCGCGCAGCTCGTCGCACTATGCTAAAGCTGCACGCTATTGACCAAGATGAGATTGTTAACTGCTTTGTCTCCGCAAAGCAGCTTGATGACTTACTCGGTATTACTGAGGTTGTTAGCTCTGACTTCGCAGTTCGCAAGTCACTCGCTGAAGGTAGTGTTACTACATTCATGGGCTTCCGCTTCATCCACACCGAGCGTCTTCCACTATCCGTTGGTGATGGAGACGAGCGTCGTTGCATCATTGCAACATCAAAAGCTCTTAAGCTATCCGTTGGCACAGCCCTTAAGGGTGATGTGTGGCGTGTTCCCGCTAAGAAGAACATCCCTTACGTATACTTCAAGCTTTGTGCTGAAGCATCTCGTATGTGGGGTGAAGTTTCTGGCGAAATCCGCTGTAACGAAGCCTAATTACATTCGTAGTCTCCCCCGTATATTCGGGGGAGACTACTTCTTTTTATGTCCACAGAAGCTACTAAGCTTAAGATAATGAACTCTGCCCTACGTATGGTGGGCAGTTATCACATTGACGCTAGTGACACAACTAGCACTACATACGAAATCGCCAACAGAGCTTATGAACAAGCTGTTACGGAATTATTTGGCGATAATATATTTAATTACAACACCAGGCGTTCTACGCTGACAGGTGTATCTGGAAGTACTGAGTTTAAAAAGTTTAGCTACTCACACAGACTCCCACCTGACTTAAACATCTTACTCATTGTTGAAGATGCAGATGACTACCTTTGCAGTGACTACAGGTGTGCAAACGATTTTCTCTATGCAGATAAGGAATCACTGAAGGTAACCTACACATATGTTCCAGACTTATCGTCTGCGACCGCGTTGCCTGAGTTTCTAACTCGTGTGCTCACACTTCACATGGCGCAGAACATGGCAATTGAGTTATCAGGTTCTGAAAACCGCCACGAAATATTATATGTGCAGTATCAAAGGGCTCTGAAGAGAGCACGAGTATTGGAAGGTCGTCAAGGACCAGCTCAAACATATATAAACGAAGAGAACTCACAGTTCTTA